TCCTTTGAATATTGTGTTATTGCGCCATTTTCGCCGTCTTCGGATACTTCAATCCAAACATCACGGCCAGGATAACGATCCTGAATGGTTACATATAGGTCATCTGAAAGCATTTCACATGACTTAAAGTCTACGTCAAGTTCACCTTCGTAAAGTTTATTCATCCAACGTTTAAACTGAATAAACTCAATATCACGATCATCATGGAATACTTCAATCCATACACGGAACTTGAAGATATGACGATGAGGATGTGCAAGGAAACTTACATCATATTCATCGCCTGTTGCTAGTTTAGGATCATCAGCAGCAGCTGGATAGCGATGCATACCTTCCTTTTCAAACTTTACCCATACCATACGTGAGGCTTTGCGTACACGATCCTTTAGACCTTCTTCACGCATACTACGTAGGATAAACTCGTCGTGACTCTCTCTTGTTTCAGCCATTTTATTCATCTAGTTCCCATACACTAGCAGCCATACCTTTACCATTTGTATCGCCGCCACAGTTGTCGAGGTCCTGCTCACCATAAGACAGTAACTCAATAAAGTCTTCACCATTAGGTGTTTCAGTTTGACACCACTTTAGTTTCATAAAGTCAAACTCTTCGTCATTGGGTAGCTCTAAAGTATAGTCTCCAAAGCACCCTTTGTCAATACTAGCACCATAGAAAACATATTTAACCTCAGGATAATCCTTGGGAAAGTTTACCCATTCGTAAGTAATGTTATCTTCGATACCCTGTTCTTCATACTTGTTGTACAACTCGCTCCAGTCTGTTGCATCAAGGATATCTTTAACGTGCTTGCTATTATATTCAGCACCATCATACTCGTCAATAGTAATGTATGCTGTATCTAGTGCTGTTGCATTTAGATGCATAATATCTTCTTTTTCATAGTACTCACCGATCCAACGAGGATCAGTGTCGTCGAATATAGGATTGGCATCATCCTCTTCATATGGATCAATCATATGAGAGATAATATGTTCTTCTTCCATGTCCTTCCAGAAGTCGTACTGTTCCTTGGTAAGGCTACCGAAGCACTGCTCACCGCCATAACCTTGAATTAGAATACGATAGTATCTCATTTGAACTTAACCTTTTGTTGTGTAGTGTTACTATCCATATTATATTCTTTTTGCCTCATTAATTAAATTTAAATCACTTGAATAAAACTGTTCTATACTATTTAGAAAGTCCGAGTTTGTACGTAATATTTCTTTTAGTTTAATGTTTATACTGTGTTTGACGGGATCATTGCTACTTGGGTTAACTGGATCGTTCCACCTGCCAACGTCTGTTTGGAAACCTTCATTAATCATCCAATGATTAATATTATTATAAAACTCTTGTGCGCTTGAGTCACTATGTAATAGTATATATTCTAGGTTTGTGACATTTGGACAAAACACACTCTGTAGTTCTGTGTGTGCATCAAAAACTGGATTGAGTGCAACTGTTTTTAAAAAGTCTTCGCTGTCTAATAGATCAATGATACCCGGCTGTTCCATAAAACATTCTGCAAAACTACTTACCCATCTTTTGACAGGGTTTCGTAGTATTGCAAACTTGCGTATATCGCTTGTGATTAGCTTGTTAACTACGCTTTGATCAGGTTCACGCCAGCCATTATCCTGTAGTAACTTCTGCATAAAACTACTTGCATTTTTAGGGACATTAATCCAAATACAGTTTAGTTTGGGATTTATTAAGACAGGATAATACTTAGCAGTAAAATGCATTACTTGGTTTGTGCTGGAAGTAGATAGTTATAAACACCAAGTCCGCTATCCACGCTGATCTGGCTAACACCATCATCACTGATGCTATACTTGATGTCTCCCCCAAGACTTAGGATCTTGCTAACCTGATCAACTGGCCATGCCCAACCCTTGCTTACACTGCCAACAACATCTGGCTGGAATACAAATTCGCCTGCGTGTGTGCTTGCATCACCAAATGCAAACTTTAGCTCATTGCCTTCTGTGCGAGCAATAAAAGTCTTCTCTTCACTGTTGGCTGAGATCATCATCTTAAGACGCTGTACACTAGCAACTGTAGGCTCAAACTCTACGCCCCAGTTCACGTTCTTCATAGTAACGCTCTTGAGCTTGTCATTAACAACTTCACTTGCCATAAAGCGATAGTCGTTTTGGAAGTCACCATTTGTGTTTTCAAAATGAATACCAACTGGCACTGTGTCGCCATTACGTTCCTGTGTATTAATGGTAATCTTTTCGTTCTCTGCATATTCTGGAATACGCAGGATAACACTGAGTGTGGCAAGATTGGGCATACCAAATGTGCCCATAAAGTCGGCCACAGGCTTGTGAAAATCACCTTTAAGGATTACACTGCGATCTTCTGCAATGCCCTCAATACTAGTAGTGGTGTCATCACCTGTGATCTTTACCAGATCAATAAAGCCCAGGTTGTGCGTATGCTGCACAACGTCAAGTAGATAGTCTTTCATAGAAAGTTCCTTCTGTTATAGTTTATAGTTAAGTATACGATTATTCTGATCGTGAGTCAATATTCCGTTGAATATATTCTATAATAAGTTGCTTCTCAACTTTAAAGTTGCCAGGATAACTGGGATCGTTTTGCACAGCGACTATCCACTGAGTTAGCCTATGTTGTCTGTGAGCTTCTATCCAGTCAATTTGTTCAGGTGTTAGACTTTTTCTTACAATGTTTATTTCTGGAGAATTTAGTTTCTTGCTTGCCAATTCGCCAGGTTTTTTAACAATCATTACATTATGAGCACCGTCGTCAAATACTTTGTTTTCTATTTTATCGAATCCTATACTATAGAAAAGTATACTAATTAGTTTTTCTGTTTGGTACGCTCTGTAATTATTACAAAATTCCAAACTGCGTATATATTCACAATTGTTATATGTAAAGTAAAATACACCACCTGGTTGTAATTTATTAAACAATATAGCAATCTCGTCCTTAATAGGGTCAATTGGCATGTTTTCGTACTTGCCAAAGCAATATGCAACCCCTATCCCATTGTCTGGCAGACTGGATAAACTTTCATATTTGCGTAGTCGCCGTTGGCTAAAAAAATCATTAAATTCATTGCTCACGATCTCTGCTAATTCTTGATCAGCAACAATATATAACGGATTACTTCCTACTAGTTCTCTTGTAAATTTAGGATCTGTAGGCCATAAGTCTACTCCAGCAAATTGCCAGTTGTTTGTGCTATTTTTAAGTCCATATAAGTATTCGCTAAGGTTTTTACTAAATGTGGATCTAATCGTAATCTTTTCATCTACTGTAGTGTCAAAACTTTCATAGTTCCGGTAGTTGTCCTGGATTACCTTTACTTCTAACTTATGTATACTATCTTCTAAGTATTTACTCAGACTATCAAGTCCGGTGTTATAGAAGTTTACTGCTGAAGTAAGTTGTGTGATACCATCAAGTATGTTTGTATGATGTGTTTTTTCCTTGAATATTTCCATGTCATGGATTATGGAATCTTTACTCTTGGCAAGGCTATCATCCATGTCTAAACTAAAAGTAGAAATATTTCTCTTCATTGTTGTTAAACGAATCAAACTATCTATTAATTTGGGATTAACCATAATACACCTTCAGTGTATTTATATACGTATATTATTCAAAGGAAAATAAGTCATTGAACGTGTTATTAACAACAGTTTCTTCACTTAGGTTCCAATCAAGGATACCAAACAAGTTATCGATCTTTTTGTCTACAATGGTTGCTTCCATTAGTTGATGATCAAATGGCAAGTCTTTGAACCATTGTGGAATATTACTCTCATCTATTGGATAGCCAACACTAGTATAACCAAGTGGGTTTGCTCTTAGTTTGCATACGATAGTTTTCATACCATCAACAATGCTCTGGCTATAGTTGTCACTGTGTAACTTCTTAAGGTAGTTCCAGTTAAGTGCGGCCCTAACGTGTCCGGGCATAGTTGCTCGCCCTTCCTGGTGTTCTTTAGCACCATACATAGTAAGGTTGTTAACACGTTTGGGCGTACCTTTCTCCCAGCCTGGCCGTTCATGAAACTCATACTTAAACGCTTTAATGCGTTCTATGATATGTTCTTTTTGTGCGCCTGTTAGCACTTCTTGCAATAGCTCGCTCATAAAGTCCTGCATAACTTTGGGAGTATCACTACGTTTAAGGTCAAGTCCCATTGCTTTAACTTTGCCAGGTTTGCCGTCAGTGTCCACACGGAAACCTTCGTTATCAATTACCAGTGCGGCATAACGCTTCTTTGTAATAAACAACCCCTTGCTTGCGACAATTTCTCTACCCGCGGCAATAATCTCACCCATATTGCGTGGACTATGGAATGCTCTTTCCATATATGCCGCAAACGTTTCGTTGACTGCCTCACCAATCTGATCGTATAGTGCAATACATTCGTCCTTGCCCCAGACCATTTTGCCAGATTCTACCTGCTCTTTAATAACTGGCCATGCGCTAAAGTAAACACTATCTGTGTCACCGTAAACAATACAATCTCCTACGTGGTCATACTTGTCAGTTAACAGTTCATTAGTCTTTGCGCTCATATGTTGCGCAATACATCTGCCTGTGAGTGTAGTACTTTGTCCGATGCGATGATCAAAGAACCTACAATGTGGATTAAGTAATGCACCATACAAACTGTTTAGGTTAATCTTCTTAACCAGCTGGCGCTTGTCCCAGAATGCACGTTCTTCACCTTCCGCTTCCCGCATTGTTTTTTGCATAACTTTACGCTCTGCATACCAGCGTTCTAGTAGTCCAGGTATAATACCCTTCTTTTCGTACGTAAAGATAGTACCGTTAGCACTAAGCATCCAGGGATTATTACTATCAAAGATTAGCCTCCACACGTCAGCGGCACTGCAAGTATCCTCGTCACCACTTTCCCAGTCAATGGTAATCTCAGTACCAATATCCATATTCATGACTGCTGTATACTCCAAGGAACCAAACATACCTTCCCAGGCCTGCGCAAAACTCTCCTTGGCGGCCATCTTTGTTTTAATTCGATGTTGGGTTATTACAGGTCGTAACTGGCCCACAATAGTTGCTGGGTCCATATTAAGTGCTCTAATAACACTTGGGTATAGACTATTTAAATCGATACTGCCAATCCAGTCATGTAGTCCTTTTTTAGGAAATGCAACATAAGCGCCTGCGGCAGTTGTTCGTTCATTATCGTCCCTGTGTGTCTTATTAGGAACAATAAGGCCTTGATCGTGTGCTTCGTTAATGATTGCTTGCTCTGTAACAGCAACCGCACCCATTGTTGTGGCAAGTAACACTGTGTTAGCGTGTGCCAACTCATTACTAAGATCAATAAATTTTAGTTTGTCGTCTAGTTTCTTTAGTAGCAGAGTATCCTGTCTATTATACTCAATAAACTTCTTGAAGTCCTGATTATATAACTGATCAAGTGTTCCTTCATATTGGGTCTTATGCTCATCAAGTTCGTATTCACCAATGGCATCCAGTGCATAACTGTGACGTTCTTCATAGGTATACTTACGATACAACTGCATATAATCCAAATGCTGACGCCCAATTAGGTCATATGTCTGTTGTTTGGATCCAAAACGTTCAAACTCACGTTCCTTGGGAAATTGCCCCCATAAACAAAACTTACGGGTGTCATCTTTACTGAGTACCCTAACTGTGCGGTTAACAGTATAAGGAATATCATACCCTTCGCTATTCCACCCACTTAGTATGTCCGCATCATCAATTAGTTGCAGAAATGTTTCTAGCATTTCGCCTTCACTAGTAAACAAGAATGTGTTATCGAAATCTGTCACCTGCTCTTTGGCAGTTTCCATACTCATACTTTTAGGAGGAATAGCCAGTGTGATAAGTCGGTCCATCCAATCCAAGTATACTGTAATAGCAGTAATCATATTAAAGGGATCGCTAGGATCACTGTAACCACGTACAGGATCAAAGTCTACCTCAATATCAAAAAAGCATGTTTGGAGTTTAGGTGCATCCACGCCCAAGTAGTTGTCTGCTAGGCATCGAAATACAGGATTAATATCACTTTCCCATAGTCCTTTCTTACCATGCATCTTTACTTCTTTGTGGAACTCCTTGCCGTTGCGTGTACTAAACCGTGCTACTTTATTTCCATAGATTGTCTGGAACTTGCCACGTGGATCATTGTAGTAGAATACGTAGTTAGCAGAAAACTCTTGATACTCCCTCCTGCCTTCTACACGCTCTACCACATGTATCTTATCATGGTCTCTGTCAAAATAAGCGTCTACATAACTCATTTATATATTCTCTCTACTTCTTTAAGAAAATCTGTTTCACTTCTAATTTGTGCTCTGTACCATGCATCATGTATAACTTGTGCTTGGGGGTATAGGTTATCTAAACTAAAGTATTCTGCTAGTTTTTGGTAATAATTGGGATCAAGCTCGGAATTCCATAAAGCGGTATTGTCTATAACTAAGTTAGTACTGTTTGACGCCTCGTCATTATATTTTTTTACTATTTTTTTAAATTTATCTATCCCACACATATTAAAGCTACTGTTTAACTTGAAGTAATTCTTGTAAGCAACTTCTGGATCTACTGTACATAATACTGTATGATCTGTATGTGCAATACTAGCAATTTCAAAATTATGTGAAATTTCAAAATTATGTAAATCCGTTCTATAGTTCCATTCTTTTGATAACCAGTTATGCCAGGACCTGTCTTCTGTGTATACATTATCCAGAATATATTGTACCGGATCTTCTGGAAATATATCAATATAGCGTAGATTTTCAAGCTCTTCTTTTATACTAGGATCAGTAACGCTTTCTAAATCGTTTATGTCAGGCCATTCTTCTCCACGTGCAATATCAAAGTCTTCCTGAGTAAAAGGTCTTTTTTGTATACCGCTTTTAAATTCTGGATGAATCCATAATAACCAAGTTGTATGATTTGCAAATCCTCCCCATGGCGCACTTACTATAATACTCAATTAAATATCAATCCTATTACGTAAATTATAGTAATTACAATGTTAAGAACAACTAAAGATTGCTCTTTCCATAACCAGCCTGCAAGTGCCCATACTCCGTTGCCAACAATGAAAACAAATATATATGCAGGAAAGACATTAAATGCTGCTAGTGATGCACCTAAAATGATAAGAGCAGTACCCAGCCAGGCTAGCCATTGATAAGGCTTGCGTTCCGTCATGCAAGTTTGCCGACCGTAGCCAGGATGTTTTCAAGCTCAGCAAGATCATCACTGTGTCGTGCAAAATCTGCCTTGTACGCTGTACGTACAGCCTTCTTAAGGACGCCAGGTTTAATCATCATTTCTTCAGCAATAGCCTTAACAGTATCGTTTAGACCTTCTGTTAGGTCATCCACTTCCTGCATTACAGTAATGCCTTCGTTAATTAGTGTTGTTAGTTTAGCTTTATCTTCGCTACTAAACACTCTGTCGCCAGCAGTGCTAAATGTTTCATCGCTCATAAATAACTCCTTATATGATATCTTATTATATGCTAGGTTAACTGTTGTGTCAACCGTTGGTTAAGGAAAGTTATAAAATACTGGAATTAATGGTTTTGGACCCAGGAATTGAATGCCTGTAATGCTTCCTGTGGCTTCACATACGAACTTAGTTTTAGTGGTTCTACTTCTGTATAAAATTCTTGTGGATAAAATCTATCATTATGTTCAAATCCACCATCTCGCACAAATTTATACACGCTGTACACATTCTTTACATTGTCGCCGTAGTCCATTTCGTCCACGCCTAATGCATATGTTGTGCCTGCTTTGTCAGCTTTAGTCACTAGTTTAAAGTCGCGGTTTGCAACGAATTCCATCCCAACGGCTTCGAGCATGTTTAGTGTTTGTCGGATTAAATCGGGTTGCATACTAGTATCCTCTAAGTTACGAACTACTCAGTATTTATCTGGTAGTTTAGCTTTACCACTTCTTACAGGACCAGTAGCGGGCCTTGGTTTTGGGTCCCGGGTTGGCACAATTATGTCTAGCACGGAAACTCTTACGTGCTTTGGGGTTGCTTTTTCTAATACGCATAGTGGGTCGTGTCGCGCTGGTGCCACCATGACCAAAATTAACTTTAATGGTGTTACCTTTTTCGTTTTTTACGTATACTTTAAACTTCTTAACATCACCACGCATTGGTTTGTTTAGTTTAACTTTACGGCCCTGATACTCTGCTTCAAACATGTCGTTATCGTCTACACTATATCCTAAGTAGCCATATTCTTCATGGAAGTCTTGCGTATCTTCAAGTGTTATTTCTTCTTTAGCATATTCATGATCAGCTAAGATATTTTCTTTTGTAAACTCGTCTATACGCATTATTTTTTCTTCCTACTACTAACAGTATTGCTAACGTTTTTAGCCTTACCAGTACGATTTTTATTAGGATCATCCCTACGTTTCTTATTTACCGCGGCAGCTATTGCTTTTTTACCACCTTTTGCTCTTAATGATGCGGCCTTACTTTTACTAAGACACTTGGGTTTGCCTTCGCTTTTTTTAGCATCTCCGCATTTACCTATGCGTTCGCCTTTGGTATTGTAACGATCCCAGCCGCCACCGCCTGCCCCGCCTTTTTTACCTTTGCCAAACCAAGCACGTAGGTCTTCGCTAATAAACTCAACTGCTCTCATTACTTTGACTTACTTTTGCCCCAGTTTTTAGCACCAACTTTACGGCACTTTACAAGAGCACCACTAGCGTAAGCACTTGGCCATACTTTGTAACGTGATTTAACTTTGTGATAGCAGGCATCTTTCTCACCTGCCGCTTCGTCAAATTGTGCTTCAGTTAATTCTTTAGGTAAAAAATCTTCTGTCTTCACGGGTATTACTCTTCGCTAACCTTAGCCTTGATTGCATCAACGTGACCCTGAATGTAGTCATGCTCGTCTTCCATGCCCATCATTTCAGCCATCATCATGATAGTATCTGCAACTACCTGTGCCATTACAGCATCTTCTGGTACATGCTTGCGATCAGGATCTTTTTCCATATAGTATAGCACATCCTGCAACATTGCATTACGAACTGATAGTTCATCAGCATCGTCCATGTCTCCGTAGAGCGCAGTTGCGGCTGGGCACATGTCAAAATGGCGTGTCTGATAATCACCTACAATAACTTCCCCAGTATCTGGATCGTTATTGGGATCATCGTCCTCACCTACAAGCAGAGCTTGCTCTTCAAATTCGTTTAGTTTGTTAAGTAAATCTCTTAAATTATCCATTGCTATTCCTGTCTAGATTAGTATATTAGTTGCAAATTACTCTTCATCGAACCTGCTCGGCTGAGAATACATATTAGCAGTCTCAAGTGCTTCCATTGCTTCAATGAGCTTGGCATTCGCATCAGTAACGTAACTGTTATCGCCACCTTCACGGTCTACCATTTTACTAAGAACGCCGCCTTCAGCAGTTAGCTTCATAAGACGACCCATCATGTTAAACATTTTGTCAAAGCTGTCACTAATAGCACTAGCTGTACTTGTGCCTTCTTCTACTGCACTAGTAACACTGGCAAGTTCATTTCCCTGAGCAACTTCTGATTTTAGGAAGTCTGCATAGCGTAACCTGATATCAGATACAATATCTTCATTTTGTGATGTTTCGTTAGCTTCTTTAACAGAGTCTTTCTTAGCTTTCTTATCCTTGGCAGCCTTTTTCATGGATTCTTCTTTATCGCCATCGCCATCTAAATCAATATAGTCTGGCTTTGCTGCTTCTTCAAGTTCATTAAACACCTTGAGAATACTTGCTGTTTCGCGTGTTCCAGCGACTGCTTCCTCAACTGGCTTATAAACAGTATCGCCTGTTGCACTTACCGTTTCCTCGTTATTTGAGATTGCATTTAGTTTTTTAACTAGATCTGTAAAGCCACTCATTACTTTTTGCCCCAATCGCTGAATTTACTTTCATTAGTTTTACCCATAGCTTTTCTGTTTGCGGCCTTTGCGGCGGCACCAATACCATCAGCAGGGTTACCTGTTGTACGTTCGCCACTTGCAGGATCAGTTGCCGCGGCGGCGGCGCCAGCATTAGCTTTTGCCGCTGCTGCTCCAACTCCGTCTGCAGGATTACCTGTTGTACGTTCGCCACTTGCAGGATCATTTGCGGCCGCTACCGCTTTATCCATTGCACTACGCTGTTTATCTGTATAGCCTTCTTTTTCTATAATCTTGTCTTCTGTAGCAAGATCGAATGCCATCTGATCCATCTGACCTTCGTCATTCATGGGATTCATAGGGCTCATTTCGTAATCCAGATTGTGGTAGACACTGCCTAGATAGTCAGCAGCCTTGGTAATTTTACTCTGCTGCCAGCCTTCTATGCCCTGTACTTCACTTACGTTTTTCATCATGTCATGTAGTTTAATTGCATACTTTGCAATCTTGTACAAGTCTGCTCGCGCCATCTGAACTTCGTGATC